GAAGATGCTGGGAAATCAGATCAGGGCCGCCCGCGCGTTGCTTAACCTGTCTCAGGCGGAAGTTGCGGCGCTGGCCGGGGTGTCGGTGCCGACCGTGAAGCGGGCCGAAGGCGCAGGTAAGGTTTCCGCTTCTGCGGACGCACTGGCCGCGATCAAGGCCGCCCTAGAGACTTCAGGCGTGGTGTTCCTGCCTGAGAACGGGAACGGGCCGGGCGTGGCGCTGAGGAAGCAATAGCCGCCTATGTCGAACTCACCGTCGCAATGATGCTGCTGCCCGAGCGGCGGGCCGCGTTCATCTGGTCCGCGATGCTGCGCGCGAACCGCTCGCCATACCCGAATGGGTCGTTCGTGATGGTGAAGTTCATCGTGGTGACGGGGGTTGCGGGCGCCGCTGCGGCGGCTGTGGAGCCACCGCCCTTGCTGCCCCCGCCTCCACCGCTCTCAGTTGTGCTGCGGATTGCGGCGACCAGCCCCATGCCCTTGGCAATGATTGACGCCACAGCAGCCATGTTGCCAGGGAACGGAAGCTTCAGCGCCTCCGCCGCGCCTTGGTAAGTGCTGATCAATGCTTGCGCCGCGCCGAAGACCTTCGCCACTTTCAACGCCTTCTTGTTCGTCTGGCCCATGGCGCTGAGGATGGTTTCGCCCGCGCCAAGAACGAGCGACAACCCACTCTCTGCGGCGGCTTCCTTGATGCCCTGCAGACGCTTCTGGTGTTCTTCCTCCAGCCGTTCAATCGCCTCGTGCTTCCCGCCAAGCGCCTCAAGTTCGGCTTCCGATGCTGCGTTCAGCGCGGCAAGGCTTTCCTCATACCACGCCGCGACGATCTCGCTTTCGGTCTTGAGGCTTTCAACCAGCGCCTCGATCCGCGCGGTCATCGGGTTGGACCCGCCACCGCCGCCGCCCCCTCCACCGCCTCCACCGCCGAGACCGAAGTCAATGTCGTTTGGCGCGGCTTCGGGGCGCGGGCTGCTGCCCATGCCGCTGTCGAAGGTGGGCGGCATGTTTCCGTCGGCGCCAGTCAGGCCGGTACCGGTGGTCATGCCACCCATACCAGCAGCGGCAGCCACGGCTGCCCGCGCCATGGACGCCACATTGCCGAAGGCAGTCGCCAGCGCCCCCGCCGCCGACACAGCGCCGGACAGATCAAGGCTGGACAGCGCATCCGCCGCCGTGACGGCCTTGTTCAGGTTGTCTACCGCGACGCCCAACTCTGCCGAGTATTGCTGCGCCGCCTCAACGTCCCCCGCGTCCAGCGCCTCTTGAAGCGCGACGGAAAGCCGGTCAACCTCGCTGGACATCGAAGCAAGGGCTTCGCTCAATACGGGGTATTCGTCGGCCAGCGCCTGAATGTCCCCCGCCATGTTGGACGTAGCGCGGCCCGCCGTGTCCTGCAGGTTGTCGTAGGCATAGGCCATAGCGTCCAGCGTTTCGATGGCATTGCTTTCGGCAAGGATCGCCTCAAGCTGCTGCCACCCGCCCGCGAGTGCAGCGGCGGCTTCGGTGGACCCGAAGTTGTCCATCACCGCCTTGTAGTTCGCCATGTTCTGAAAGAAGGCGATGCCGGTGTCTTGCGCGCCCTGCATCTCGCGCATCAGGTGCGCGAACATGTTGGCAGTCTCTTCTATCGCCGGGGCCAGCGCGACGGCCAGGACGTTCCCCAGACCTTCCGCAGCCATGCCCATCCGGCCCATGGCGTCGTTGGCAGCTTCGATCTGCTGCGCGTCCACATCAGACACAGCGATCCCGAAGTCCCGCTGGAACTGTGCGGCGTTGTCCAGCGCGGCCCCGTAGCCGTCCAGCATGGTGATGGCATCGGCGCCAGACTTGCCAAAGATATTCAGCGCGGCGGCGGTCTTCTGCGCCGGCCCGGTTATGCCGTTGATCCGCTCCGCAATCAGCTTGAACTGCTCATCTGCCCCTAGGCCGACAAGATCGGCAATGCTGATGCCTAAGGCGGAGAATTGGTCGACCTGCGCCTTCGTCCCATCCCCCAGAGACGCGATGTTGTCCTGCATCTTGATCAGGATCTTCGAAAGCTGGTCGCTCTGGACCCCGGCTTCTTCAGCAACCATCGCCATCGCCTGGAAAGACGACACCGAAACGCCGAGCGCCCGCGCCTGCTTGGACAGCACGTCGATGTTGTTCATGCTGGATTTGGTGAGGGCGGTCAGCGCCGTGGCCGCAAGGCCGACACCAATGGCCGCCTTGCCCATCGCCGAACCGATGATGGCGCCCATCTTCGACCCGGAATTGCCGAAGTCGTTTAGCGCGCCCTTGCCCTTGCCCAACTCGCGGACCATTGGCCCAACGTCGGCACCCACCACGATTGCGATTTCACCTACCGTAGGCATCTTCGTCACCCTCTGCGGCCCGATGGCCTTCCATGCGTTTCATTGGACTTCCCACGGCTTCCTACCGACCGGCGAGCCATCGGCTTTGCGCGCCGCAGACTCGGCCCGCAGGCGCGTCTGCGGTGTGAGGCGCAAAGCGGTGCCCAAGGTCTTGAGAACCTGCGCCGCTGCCCCGTGCGCCTTGAGCAGCGTCGTGTAGACGTGCAGGTCAAAAGGCTCTGCATCCGTCTCGGCTTGGTGGATAAGCTGCCCCAGCCGCCGCAGTTGCACCGTGGTGCGGCAGTATGCGGCCAGGACGGGGTGCGCCTCGGCCCCTATCCAGTCAGCCGGTAGCGCCTCCACCGTAGCCCGCCAGACGTCCGCTTCCTCATCGGGCAGGGAATAGTCTGCGTCGGGCCGAGACTGCACCTGGACGGCCCCTTCCGGGCGCGGCGCGGTGATCTCGGCAATGGATTTCGGGCCTCGTTTGCCCATCGGCGTTTCTCCACGTTACTGTCAGGAAGGCTTCCGCGCCGGTCCCTGGCAATCACGCCCCTGAACATTTGGCGGCCCCCCTAGTGGCATGGGCCGCATCTTGAGAAAGATGCGGCCCGGCGCCCTCACCCCCGGAAAGACAGGGGCCTCACGCATTGGCGGGGTTTGCCCACTGCCGCCTGACGGGGATGCTTTGGCCTCAAGCACTTCGCGAAAAGCAGCCAGGCGCATCCTGCCCAAACTTCAGGTTGCTGCGACCTTGATCACGCGCGCCGCGTCCTGGTCGTAGACCACACCACCGAGGCGACGGCGCAGATACCACTTGATCCGGCCCGGCGTGGTGATGTTGTCGTCAACCGTGACGCGTAACCCGCCGTTCTCCGCGAGGATGTAGGCGCGGCTGAAGTCGCCGAACATGATGGGCAAAGTGTTAGCAGCGACACCGGGCATGCTCTCGGCAATCGCAACCGGATAGCCCAAAAGCGTCGAGGCAGCACCTTTCGCGATCCCGTCCGTCCAAAGGAACCGGCCTTGGCTGTCCTTCAGCTTGCGGATTTCACCCGCGACGGCGCTGTTCATCAGCCAGGTTGCATTTGCCCGGTATTGTGCTTTCAGGTCATAGACCGTGGTGATCAGCAGATCGGACGGTGCAGCGCCCAAGGTAGAGGCGTTGCCGGTCGGCAGATACTTGAACACTGCAGCTGCGCGGGTTCCATCTGCCCCGGTCGTCGGTGCGGTGTTCTGCAGGCCGGTCGGCTTGTCCGTGCCGTTGCCGGTGATGATGGCGGTCATCTCAGCCGTTCCCATCGCGTCCCCGGCCTCGGTGGCAAACCAGCCTCCGATATCGAAGGCCGAGTCCATCACCAATTCTTCCGATGCCTCGACAAAGGCGTAGAGGGTGCCGAAGGTCGGCTTGGCGTTGGCAAGGGTCGCCTCGGTCGTGGGGGTGCGGGTCGCAAGTTCCCCTACCCAGCCCGTCGTGCTGTTGCTGTTCGACAGCGGGAAGTTGACGTCACGGGTCGCGACCTGCACCACACGCACCAGGCTGCGGAAAGGGTTGGTATTGACCGCCCGCTGCATCAACGGCGTCAGGATGATTTCCGGGATCAGGAAACCGCCTGCCGGGTCGGTGGCACCGCTGGACGAGTTGCGGAAGTCCATATCCGCAAGCGCCTGTCGCGCCCGCATGTCACGGGGGGAGCGCAGGAAGTCGGTGAAGGCTGACAGGTGTTCTTGCGCATCCGAGCCGAACCCACCACGTCCAGCCATCATAGGCACGCTTGCGGCAAGGCGTTCGTTGGCATCGACAAGACGCTTCATCTCGACGTCGATTTCACCGACCTCGTTCATCAGCGCGTCATATTTTGGTTTGTCGCGAGCCTCGTTCCATGTCGGTTTCGCGACCAGGCTTTGCAGGGCAGCGGCGGCGGTGGCGCGACGTTCGCGCAGGTCCTGAATGGACATGTTGAGATCCTTTGGTTCTTGGGGATTGGGGTTTTCGGAGAGGGCCGCCCAGCCGCCTTTCGCGGCAAGGTCAGCAGCGGCGCGGGCGAGGCCAGCGCGTTGAAGGATGGCGCGCAGATCGGCGCGGGAATTGACGATGGTGTGGGTGCTGTCAGTCATGCTGGGACCGTCGGTTGCAAAGGGAAAGGATCGGCAAAGCTGCCGGTCTGTTTCTCCGAGTGCCCCGCGCGAAGCGGTGACGGTCGGTGTGAAGCCCGCCGAAGCAGTGCAGCACATACGGACAACATACTGCCAAACCGCACAAACATCAAGTCCCGCGCGGTCATTTGTCCCGCCCTTTGGCCCGCTGTGCCATGTCCTTGGCCAGGTATTGGCGGGCAAGGTCGATCACCTCTTGGGCGTAGAAGATGATGCCCTCCATCGCGATCGCGACGCTCGATCCTGTCGCTATAGCGGTGCGATACGCCTCATCGACATTCCGCTTCGCCTCGGCCCTGACCTGCGCCACTTCATCAATCGGTTTGTCGTTCATCTCATTCGCTCCTATCTTTTCCATGTTCCCAAGGCGCAGGTCCTGTTGGGTGTGCCCCTCTAGACTTTCGCCCACCCCCCGGCAAAACCGTTACACACCCTCAGAGTGCTGTGACGTTCGTGACGTCCAGTCATTGCCACCATCACCGCCGCCGACCACGCGCAGATCCGGCTGGCGCTGGGTATATGGTAGATCTTTATATGTCCCTGTGATGAGGACAGGCTCAGGTGCAGGATGGCCCGAAACGTCCCTGTTTTGAGGACAGGGAGCGCATGATTTGCCCCTAAGCTTGCCCGACTGTCCCTGTGGTGAGGACAGGGGTGTCCCCGTTTTAAGGACAGGTTTCTGCTTTTTCGCGACCGGAAGGTCCTTACCCTCGCTCCACTGCATGAAGTCCCTGCTCGGCAGGAAGTGGGTCAGCCGCCAGGTGGTTGCCTTGCCGTGGCCCTCGATGCCAAGGTGCCCGATGCGCTCCGGCAGGATGAAGCCCTTGGCCTGCAGATCGTCAAAGGCGCGGTTGGCCCTGTCTTTACCAACGCCATGGTCTTCGGCAGCATTGCGAACCGAATAGAACACTTCGCCATTCTTCTCGCCCGTCACCCCCGCAAGGCGGTGCAGGTGCCAGTAGACGCAACGCGCCAACGGCGGCAGGGCCTTATAGGCCGGGCAGTCGAGGATGTAGTTGGGCATCGCCAGAAAGCGTCCAGCGATGACCTTTGAGGCCTTGCGCTTGCGGCTCACGCGACCCTCCCGATGAACTTCATCAGCGTGGCGCGTTCCTCGGTTTCGACCAGCTTCAGTTGCTCCAGACGCCATGCCGAAAGGTGGTTCTCGATGGCGCTTCGGACCATCGCCCGGATCATGTCTGGCGGGATGGCGTCGAGTTCGGCGGCGAATTCGTAAGGCCAACGCTGATCGGCGACGGTGGCCCGCTTGGCAGGCCTGGTCGGCAGGTTGAGGTCGATCACTTGGCCATGCGTCAAGCCGAGATGGTTGAACAAGACCGGCACGTTGAACTCGGCACCGAAGCGCTCCACCTTTTCTTGCAGCGACAGGGCAGCGTCTCGGCCCGAGCGGTCGAAGTCATAGAGCGAGTAGATTACCAGCCGCTTGCCAGCCTCTCGCATATTGTCCACCGCGCCATAGGCGAAGGTTTCCGAGGTGTAGCCTCCGGTCGGCATCAGGGGCACATCGTATTCCGAGGTGACGGGCCAGAGAACACCCGCGAGGGCCGATTTCTCCAGCCAGATCTCCACCCGCTCTAAACTGTCGGCCCAAAGATTCTTCCTGTAAAAGCGCGCAGTGTCCTGCAGCGCATTTTCCCAGCTATCGTGGGTTTTGGGCTTCCGCATGTAACGGGTGGCGTCGGAGATGGTGTTGTAGGGCAGACGCCCGGCGCGGCGCAGGTCCAGGGCCTGAACCTGCACCTTGTTGTAACCGGCCTCGGTCTTGTCGATGCCCGCGATGCCTGCGACGGTCGCAGCATAGAACAACTGCCGCACTGTGACCGGACCATGCTTCTGGGCGTAGCCGATAAGGAACTCGGCCCGCTCTTCCATTTCGTCGCGTGTGGCCCTGCGGCGCTTTATCGGGCTAGCCATGTAAACCATACTCAGGCACCCCGCGCGTGATGCTGGCGATGGTGCTTGCGGCAGAGCCAGCGCACTTCGCCGGGGCGGGAATAGTCGTCGTGATGGGCCTCGGCCTTCTCCTCCCCGCAGACCTCGCAGGGCTGGGGGGCAATGAGGCCAATGCGCTTGGCCGCTTCCGTATAGAGGTGCGCGAGATAGCAACGCGGGTTCCGCCGCCGCCAAGCCTGTTGTCGGGTAAGGGGCTTGGTCATCGCGGGCACTCCCCGAAAACGAAGCCAGCGAGAAGCACCGCCACATCAGTGGTGATCGGCACTTTGGCACGGAGTCTCTGGACCCGAAGCCCTATCAAGTGATAGTCTTCGATCATGAACGCCAGTTCATTATTCCCAGCCCCGGTCGCGCTCCCCTGCGCGCCGGGGTTTTCCACTTTTCCCCATGCTAGGCCGCCTTCCCGGCGGGGGACTGAGTGTCCAGCCAAGCCACAACGTCAGCCTCTCTCCAGAAGCGCCGACCGGCGATGTAGATGGGCTTGGGAAAGTTGCGCTCTTGAAGCCAGCGCCACAGCGTCATGTCTGAAACGTCGCCGCACAGCGCGCGGACGGCGGCGGCTTTCAGTCTCTTGTCAGTCATTGGCCTACCTCGTTTGCACAGGTTAGGCCTCTCAATGTTCTTGTATTTCGCGGAAGGTGGAGGGCGGCTACCGTGCTAAATTCGTCTCAGCCGTCCGCCAAGCGGCAAGCGCCTTCTCCGCACCCCAGGTTTTGCCCGCAGATTCGATAAGGTCCTGCACAAACTTCAGGAAGGCCGCACCTTCTGACGTTTTCATCGGTGGTTCAGCGCCCGTCAGGTCGCGCCATGCATCGCGCGCTTTTTCGACTAGCGCTATTTTCAAAGGGTGATCAGCCGCCAGAGCCTGTGCGCTCAACCGATCAGCTGCGCTCGCATTAGACCGCATCACCTGAACGGCAGGCGGAAGAGCCATTGTCGGCTCGTTGCCAACGGCGACACCAGCAGCAGCGCGGGCAAGTCTGAAAAAGCCCGCCCCGTCGATTCCGGTTCCCCGCCGAATGTGCAAGGGTAATGCCTGATACGCCCGCCACGCTTCGGCAATGGCACGTTGGAACGTCTCAATCTGAACTTCTACCTGATCTCCCTCTTTGACAAAGTTGTAAGGCGTAAGCGCAGCGATCAGCGGTGGCGACAGCCAAAGTGCGTGACGTTCGATCACTGCCGGGTCAGCGTCCGGGAAATGACGCAAGATAATCTCGCGTCCAACGGCGTCCGACAGGCCCGTCATGCCCGCGCCTCCAGCCGCACAACGTTTTCGGGCGCACCTTCCATCAGCGCCGAGACATACCGCGCCCAAGCGTCCAGAGCGTCACGCTTTTCGTCCGCGTATGAGTGCCGGTTATAGATACCCGCCACACCCGCCACCGCGCCGGAAACGTGGTTCAACGCGGCCTCGACCACTTCTGCCGGGATCTTCAATCCGGCCATGCGGGTCGCAGCGGTGCGCCGCAGATCGTGCCATGTCCAGTGCGGTATCTGCACTGGCTTGCCGCGTTCCTTCTCTGCGATTGCCACCATGGCCTCGGCAAGCTTGGCGTGACCCTTGTGCAGGCCGCTCAGGGGCGTCGCGCCCGTTGTGGTGAAGATGTATCCTGGCGTGCCCTTAGCCCGCATGACGCCTTTCAGGACCGCCCGCACCGGCTCGGATAGGCGCACAACGTGCGGCCGCCCGTTCTTTGTACGCTTCGCCGACAGGTGCCAATCGTTGCCGGTGATCTCGGCATCGGTCATCCCAAGCACTTCGCCCCGGCGCTGGCCGGTCAAGAGCAACACCTTGCCAAGCGGCCCCCATGGTTCGCCCACTGCATCGCAGGCCAGCCAGAACCAACGGATTTCATCTTCGGACAGAACGCGGTCGCGCTTCTGTTCCTTGGCTGGCGCCTTTACTCCGACGACGGGGGAAGCCTCGATCACTTCGCGGTCGACCAGCCACGCAAAGAAGCCGGACAGGTAGAGCCGCAGCCGGTTGGCACTTGTCAGCCGCCCGCTATCGGCCACCTTGTCCAAAAGGTCGCGGACGTCGCGGCGGGTTATCTCGCGGGCGTCGCGGTCGCCCCATGTTGGCAAGACCTCCACTTCAAGGCGGCGCTTCACCTCGGCCCCGGATCGCAGGGTAGACAGGTGGCGCTTGGCGTAATCACCAATCAGCGTCTTTACCTTGTTCGGCGATCCGGCT